CTATTTGATTTTTATCTTCTGCCCCACATAAATGAGGTTAGCATTCTTGATACCATTATCCTTGACAAGCTTCGCAACAGTAGTCTTGTAGCGCCGTGCGATGCCTGAGAGCGTATCACCACGTTTCACCGTATAAGTCACTGTCTTTTTTGCTGTGCTTGCAGACGGCTTTGTGGTCGGGCTGACAGCCTGTTTCTTAAAGCCATTCAGCCCTGCCGCCTTGATCTTCGCAGGATAGTCCACATAGCAGATATCCATATCAACATTGCCGCTAATACCACTGACTCTGCCTGTGGAGCTGTACTGCCACATACCATAAGTGCCGCCGTAGTTGCAGCGTGAGCCGTACTCAGCGACCCAAAGAGCATATCTCTTAGCGACGTAGGCAGATATGTACTGCTGTAAAGGCGAACGGCTGATATACAGTCCTGCCCAGTAGCCTGCGTGTTCAAGCGCATTGCAGAAAGTCTTGACAAGGCTGTTGCAAAATGCTCTGCCCTTTGCGAACTGTGAACGCTCCTCGAGGTCAAAGTATATCGGATACTCAAACGTCTTGCCCTTGATAGCGTTGATACAGGTCTGAGCCTCTGCCTTTGCTTCCACAACAGTTGCCGCATAGCTGTACCAGTAAGCACCGACTTTCAACCCTGCCGCCTTTGCCGCCTTGTAGTTTTTCTCAAAATATGGGTCTTTCTGATTGACATACTTTCCGTAACCTGCACGAATGATAACATAGTCGATACCAGCCGCTTTTACCTTCTTGAAGTCAATGTTCTGCTGATACTGCGAAACGTCAATGCCTTTAAATGTCTTTGCCATAAAATTACTTCCTTTCTAAATCTTCAATGCGGTGGTTTGCGACCTTTATCTGTTCAGCGACCACCGCATAATCCTGCTCCAGCTTGTAAGTCCGAGCAATAACGGAATTGTGCTTGTCCACACGCTCAGACAACTTATCAATCTTATACTCAATAAGCTTTTGGCTGTCGTACTGTGCCTGCTGCATAGTCTTACGACTGCTAGATGCTATAACGAGCTGACACACTACCGCCGAAGCAGCTGTTATCAGTGCAACGATAATTGCTTCCGTCACTCGTCATCACCTGACTTTCTTTTGGTTGACTGTGTGCCGAAATAGAACGATATCACCACAGTAAACACCGTGATGAACTGCTCTGCCGAAATCGTGCGGCGCAGTGCCAGCACGCAAAACACTGCCGTCAGCAGTATAGTTACTATCGACTTTACGTCAATGAGCTTTGATAACTTCTGTTTCATGGTATGCCTCCTTTGTGATTTCTTTGAACTGCTCCGGACTAATAACGCCTGCCTTGACAAAATCTTTGACCTTTGCCAACGAATACACGCCCAGATCATAGAAACGTTTAATAATGCTGTAATACATCACTCGCCCTCCTCACCTATCAGCGTGCCTGTCATAGCAGCTGTGTATAGCACTTGTGCCATTATCTTGTCCTTCTCAGTTACTGTAGGTTTTTCAAAATCTTCGGTGGATAGCCCTGCGGCTTTCAGCATTTCTTCTTGTAGCTCCGTCATGTTGTACCTCCCACTTCACTCAGTTTCACGATATACTCTTCTTCGCTTGGCACTGGTATTCGATAGCTGTCGCCATTGCTGTTTTTGAACGTCACCGAACCGCCTGCTTCGACTGTTAGATTCCGTAGAAAATCATCGTCAATTAGAGTTGATATGTCGGTGACGATAGGGGTTGCTAGTGCCTTGATTTCCGTTCCGCTAACACTGTTGACCTGTGTATACGTTTTGTTTTCGTAGTCCACAATGTTACCCTCTACGCCGTAGCCAGGCAGATTGCGGATTGCTTCGGGAATAGGGTATTCAGTCTGATAGAATGGGGAATAATCGGTAGCAGTATCACCCAATTCTAGCTGAACGTCATAGACCATGCCCTCTATGGTACACAATGACACAAAATCAGTGTCGGCTACGAACGTAGCTACTGCCTGATATTCTTTGCTTGCCTCATAACCTACTTCTGATTTTATCAGTGAACTATCATGTGCGTATGATGTGTTTTTTCCCCTTTGTATTGACCACCTCAAACCGCCTTGATTGGCCGTATTTGATTTTACTTTGAATGACAGTGTATATTTATTGCCGATGATAGTCGGAATATTTAGAACAGTTGTTGTTAAACCCTTTGTGTAAACAATGCCATTCTCAACCTTGCTTGCATTCGCTCCGTGATAAATTTTGTCAGTGTAGTCGAACACATTTTTTCCCTGCTCGACAATTTCTGTCACCCCAGCACTGACAATCTCACCAGCATTATATGGATAATAGTCCGCAGGGAACATGGCTTCAAATTCTTCCGCTGTGCTGGGCTCATTGCCTGACCCGAACATTGCGGTGAGGTCATAAATCTGTGGGTAGACTACCAAATTATTGACAGTTGCTCCTGACTTAACCATCAGCGGAACCATGTATACTTGTGTGTCTACATTAAGGGGTGCTATTACGCCACTCCCATAATTGGTGTCCATCACAACTCCACTCCCTGTAAGATACGAGCGATACGTCGTTGCTGAGCCACCCTTAGGGCAGGACTTTTCCAGATATACATGACCTTTAATCGGGACAAAGCTACCTGAGAAATAGGCATCCCCACCAGTTGCAGTGCCGTTTGCTACGAACTTGACATTGTCAATCTTTGTAAATGTAACACCGTTCATTGTATAGCTTGGACGAAAATTGTTAGGGTTAACAATCTGATTAAACACCAAGTTCCTACCACCTATCGACTTAACCGACATCAGCTTTGCCCCAGTCGGAACTGTCTTTGCGTATGCCGTATCTGTATCAGTTTCAAATTTATGCGTCACACCCTGACCTATATCATATAACGCATTTACCCTACGTTGCAGTTCCTTGTCGGTCAGCTTCACACGTCCTATATTAGCTGTATTCTCGGCTATCTTTGCAACTGCAGTCACATAATCTTCAGGCAAACTGTCAGCCACCACCTGTGCTGTCTGTGCGGCGGTTTCAGCGGCTTTGCGGTCTGTGGCGACCTGTGCAGCATGGTCTGCCACTGTAGCCTTGTCGGCTGTGACCTGCGTTGCCATATCCTGCACAGCCTGCCTGTCTGTCGCAGTGCTGTCAGCATTGGTTTTGGCAGTTTTAGCATAGCCTGCTGTTATGTTCTTGTCGGCTGTGGTCTGCTGTGCTGATGTTGCCGCCTGGGCTGCGGATACCTTTGCGGCGTTCTGCGATGTGACCGCCTCTGTGCGTGCGGTTTCTGCACCCTGCTTGGCGGTGTCTGCCTGTGTTGCGGACGTTTCAGCCGCTGTCTTTGCGGTTTCAGCACGGCTTGCCGCCTGCGTTGCCGTGTCGGCTGATTTCTCTGCGGTTGTGGCAGATTTTTTGGCGTTTTCTGCCGCTGTAGTCGCTGTTTCTGCAGCAGTGGCGGCTGTCTGCATATCTGCGTGCGCTTGCCTGCCTATGGCATCTATGCGGTCTAGTGCGTCCATAGCCACATCAGGCGACGGGATAGCATTATCGCCTATAGCCGTACCTATTCTCAGGCGAAAAATTCGTGATTTTTTAACTAATATATACTCGTCGCCTGCTAATTTTTTAGCCGCTATCTGGCACGATACTGTCTGCGCTGACCGCAGTATATCTGCTGTAGGCGTCCATGTGCCGCCTGTGATATCGACCTCATAGACAGTGCCGTCGCCATAGTCGATAGTCAACACATAGCGGTCTGCACCGTCTACTGTCAGCCCTTCGACAGACACAGGACGGGCATTTGTTTCACCCACATAGCCCAGCAGAGCTGTGCTTAGGGTTACGTCATAATCTGCATTTAATGTTATCGTCATTTAATCACCCCTCTTTACTCTATTGCAATGTAGTCAACATAGTATGTTCCTGTCGGGACATTTACTGTTGACCCGTTATTAGCTCCCATGCAGACGTTCAGATAGTACGACTTTCCCGAACCACTAACGTGGGTGCAGAACGTCTTGTATGGTGTTGGTATGTCTGTCTGCCGTAGTGTTGCTATTACCTGCTTAGGCGCAAAATTCAGTCCAAGCGGTATCCGCATCAGCGCATTTGCTCCCGTCATCTTGTGTTCCACAGTGCCATAGTGTATCTTGCCGGCTCGGCTCAGTATCTCATCGATTTCCTCGCCTGCGTGTTGCATCGGATAATCGTTTTCGGTGATATCCTGCGCCAATGTCAAATTTTCATCAGCCATTATCTCGCCCCCTTAAAGTTGTTCTTCAACGCTCAGACCTACCGCAGAAATGTCTGCTGAAAGTCCGCCGTCAAAGGTAAATCCTAAATTCGTTATTGGTATATCATAGCTGTCTGCGCCGTTGGTGTAGGTCACCACGTCACCTATGTCGAAACGTGGGTCACCAAGTCTGTGGTATAGCTCAGTGGTGTACCACGAAAAGCCGCCTATCCTGCGCCACAGAGATTGTAGCAAAGACTCTGTCATGTATGGATTTTCAAACTCTAGCACACGTCCTTGTGTTGTGTCTGTCACGCCTAGTGACAACGTTTCATCGTCACTGACTTTGCAGATAATGCCCACGATAACGTTCTGCCTTTCTGACAGTGTTGGCATATCTATCGTGTTGTTATCCAACGTTTTCACGCTCTTGCCATACCACTTTCGGACGTACTTTCCGTACCTGTCAACATACCCGAACTGACCTTGTGCAGAGGAAAGGTAGGACAACATTTGTCGCATGGTCACGTCCTTTGGCACTGAGCTGACCTTGAAATAGAAATACTTTGAGTACAGCACCTTGCCGTTCTTATCTATCAACCTTCTGCCGTTCTTGTCACGCAATAGTCGCACCTCTGTATAGTCATTGCCGTTCTGCAATCCTAATTGTCTGCAGATGTCGTCCTCGACAGCTTTATTCCAATTTGGCATAGGGATATGCGGTACATACGGCTTGTCCGAAAAGTATAGCCTGTCTGCCATTGTCAGCTGAACACTGCCGCCTGACTTTTTGGACTTCACGCAAGTAAAACGTCCCATTGGTATCTTTTCGCCTGCAAGTATGCCGTTCGTTTCGTAGTCCACGAGGTACAGATATGTGTCATAGTTCTTTCCAAGAAACGCTGTCTCAGTGTCACTTATTGTCATGTTCCACGATTGCGAACACACGGCGCCCAGCTCGATGTCGTCTGAAAGTGATGTTGCCTGCATGGAGCTGTCAGCTGACATAATGCTGTCACCTGATATAACGCCCTCTGCATTCTCTATCCACAGCCTCCATATACGGCAATAACTCTCGATACGCTGAGCCACAAGCTCACTTGTTTGGTACAATTCGACTGCCTCCTTTACTGCATTATTAAGTCCACCGCAACGCCTTTGCAGAACTGTTTGTTCTCGTCCCAGCCGAAAACCTCATAAGTTGGGTCGCTTGCGTAAACGTCAAAAGTGCTTTCCTGAAATGTTTCATCAAGGAGCGTGATACTGAAAAACGGACTGTCAACGTTGGAGATATACTCATTGAGCTTTGCCGTCTCCTCACCTGTGAGATGATACCATTTCAGTGTGACAGTTTTCTTTATAGCTCTTATGTCGCCCACCATTTTGCAGTTAGCCGTCCGTCCTGCATTGTTCGACCATATCTTGTTGTTTGTAAAGCTCACTTCCGCAGGTGTGGCGACCCTTTCGCTGCCGAATATAAGTCCTCTGCTTTTCATTTTCTGCACCTCCTATGCCCTTATTGGCGACCTGCCGTTGCGCTTGATATAGTCGTTGATATCATCAATAACTATCTGTGTGATAGTCCTGCCGTTGAGAGTCAGCGGTATGGTAACGCTTATCTTCTGGTTTCCGCCCGCTCCGCCGTAAGACACAAGAGCCTGCAAAACAGCCTGCGTGATAGTATCCAGCGGTGCCTCGATATTCGTGCCACGCTTCTGATCGCCCAGAACTGCAAGGAACTCAGAGTTCGGCGGTATTACTGCACCTTGAGCAAGTTTGGGTATTTCGGGGATATCAATTTGGCTTAGGTCAAAGCCAAATGTCTGACCGCCAAGATCACCGGGAAGCCAATCAGGCGTCGTGAAGCTCAGCTCGTTTATGCCGTCGATTATCCAATTCAAAGCGTCCTCAACTGCACCTGTCAGACCATTTATAAGCCCGATTATCAAATTAATAGGTGTTTTTGCTATGTCAACAAGTGCGTCCCATACGCCTTTGAAGATCTTCTTTACACCCTGCCAAGCTTTTTTCCAATCACCGGTGAACACTCCCGCTATGAACAACACAACGCCTTTAAGTGCTGAAATGATGTTCTTCACGGCGTCAATTATATTGCTTATGACATTGCCCACTGTCTTTATTATCTTGCCAAGCACACTGCTGACTATCGGTCCGAGTATGCTCACAAGCCAGTTCACAACAGGTGCTATGGCTTTGTTGTAAATGCTCAGAACGCTTGTGATAAACGTTCCAACAAAGTCGAGAAACTCGTCAAGCAGAGGTTTCAAGTGCTCCGTCCAAACGCTGTCAGCCACGTCCATGAGCTTGTCAAACACAGGTTTCAAGACTGTTTCCCACAGGTTGAGGAATACGTTCTTTGTGGTGGTTATACCCTCGTTTATGCCGTCAAATATAGGCTGTCCCCACTCGTTCCAAAAGTCTGAAATGCTCTGCCAAGTATCGCACCACAGTGTTTTCAAGGCATTCAACACAGGCTGTGCAACGCCGTTCCACAAGGTATCGAAGATCTCTTTTATGTTGTCAAACAGTACGCCGAGAGTGTTCCATACCTGCGTGCCAAAATCCGTTATTAGGGGTAATCCTACAGTGAGAAAGTTTTGCAGTATAGGGAACACTGCCACATTCCAGATATCAGAAAACACCTTGTTGAAGCTGTCAAAAAGTCCTATGCCTATCTTGCCAAGCGTGCTGAAAGCGGTCTGCATAAGCGGTGTAAAATCGTTTATAAAATAAGCTTTGAGCGGCTCGGAAAGCGACTTTATATCGCTGAAAACTCCGCCGAGTATCTGAGCAAGTTCAATGCTCTCTCTTTCAAGTCCGCTCCATATATCAGCGAAAATAGGCTTAAAATTCTTATCAAGATAGTCTGCAAGCTTTTCAAACTGAGTTCTTACTGATTTGAAAAAGTCAGACAGCTTTTTATCTGCCTTTCCCGTATCCACCTCAACGCTAGTCCCGGAAGGCTGCATTATCTCCCCGGCTCCGCTGACCCCAGTGCTGTCTGACTTGCTCTCATCATTCAGCTTGTTCATCTGGTCAAAGCTTGCAAGAGAGCCTTCCTGTGCCTCCTGAGCCTGCTGTGCATTGTCGGCTATATCGCTGTAATTATCCGCCGCCTGAGAGGTGCTTTTCACTATGCTTTGAGCCTCGTCTGCACTGCTGCTTAGTTCAAAGCCGAACGCCTCTGAGAGCGCCTGCGCCGCACCCTGTGCCAAAGCTATGAGCTGTGAAAGCAGACTGTTTATCGCCTTGACAACAGGCAGAAGAACGTTCATCAGCACAGTGCCGATAGTCGCTCCGAACTCTTTCCATTGTTCAGAAAGTATTCTAGTTTGGTTTGCCCAGCTGTCAGACGTCTTTGCAAAGTCGCCCTGTGCAAGAGCCGTTTGCGACATAACGTAATTGTATCTCAGCTGGACTTTTTCAGCCTGCGACATATCGGCAGTTGACTTCGTTATACCCTTTGAAAGCGCATACGCCTGCAAGTTGGCGTCCGTCATAACGATACCGAACTGTTTGAGGGTCTCAGTTTCGCCTGTAAAAATTGATTTCAGAGCCGTGCTTGCCACGTCCTGACCAACGTTATAAAACGAAGCCATATCCGCCGACAGCCCTGTAAGAGCCATAGCCATATCGCTTGCACTGTCATTGGCAAGCCCCATTCCTGCCGCCATTGCCATGAAGTTTGAGCCTGTCTGCTTTGCGGTGAGTTTTGAAATGCCGTAGGTCTTGACAGCCGTGTCAGCGAAGTCCTCCATTTTCTGCTTGGACTCTCCGAAAGCCGTATCAACAACGTTCTGAATTTCCGCAAGATCTGAGGCTGTTTCTATGGATTGCCTGCCGAAGTCCACAAGTTTCTTGACGGAGAATGCTGCCGTCACAGCCATTGCAAGGCTTTTAAGCTTTGGCTTGATATCACCCACCATATCGGAAAGGCTTTTCAAGCCCTTTTCAAAACCCTCGCTGTTTATGTTGGTGTCAAAATTCAAACACCCGTCAGCCATTGTCATTCACCTCCCGTCAGCTGTTTCAGAAACTCTTTGTCCTCGTTTTCAGCCCTCTGCTCCTCTGCTGAGAGCTTTCGTTTAAGGTCTATCATCTTGCGGTGGTTTCTGTAAAATTCCTGCTCGTATTTTTCAAGCTTTTTGCCCTTGTTAAGCTTTTGCCGTATGCCTATAACAGACGAAAAAAGCCCCTCGCCGATCTCATTGAAATAGCCAAGAAAAGTCCACCAATGAAGATATTTTACCGTCCTCGTTTCAAAGCCTGCCGCCTTGTTCACCGCAGGAAAAATAATACTCTCGTCCTGCTCCCAATCAATAGTCTTTGCGGGCTGAACGCTCTCCTGCGGAACATCTCCACCGCCCACAAACCAATAAGCCTTGTTGACAGCTTCCTGCAAATGTTCTCGTGGGATATCCTCGACATAAAGACATTTAAGACACACATAGCACTTTTCACGCTCGTCAAGTTCGGGGTCTGCAAAGGCTGAATAGATCCGCAGTATGACCCGAAAATCTGAGCGTATGGCATACTCTTTGCCGTCTATTTCAAGGGCTGTTGGCAAACTGCCTATCATTTGAGCAGCTCCCTGAGCAGAGCCTTTTTGTCTTCGTCAGAAAGCTCCGACACGTTGACCGCAGGCTGAGCAATAAGTTGATGAGCAATAACAGGTGCGGTGTACTTCTCCACCTTTTCTTCGAGCTTTATCTGAGCTGCCGTCTGTGCTGACTTTATCTCCTGCACCACCACCGCAAGAAGTGCTTCAAGGAAGTTCACAAGCACAGGCTTGCCGTTTGAAGCCATAGAGAACACATTCACGCTTCCGAGCGCCGCCGTACACACATTGCTTCCAAATATGTCATTGACCATTTCTCTTGCACGCTGGTCATACTCTTTGAGAAGCTGAGTTCTGTCCTCGTTCTTCTCACGTTCTGACACTTCTTCTGCGATATTGTCAGCCTTGCTCATAGCGTCCTGTATCCTTGTGATGATACCAACGTCTGACACGTTTATCCTTATCACTCTGTTCTCGTCGCCGTTTATAGCGTACTCTTTGTAATTGCCGCTGTTAAAATCTATTGACTGCATTGACATTTCTATCGTCCTTTCTGTATTATGGCAAACAAAAAGCACTCCGCTCTGAACGAAGTGCTTTCATATGTTTGTCATATAGTTTATTCTTCCGTAGTCTTTGCAAACGTTGGCACGCCTGCCGCAAAGGTGACAGAGCCTTTCACTCTGTTTCCTGCAAAGGTGCAGTTGAACGGGATATTTACGCCCCCCTGCGGTCCGCCATAAGACTGCGGCTTGACTATGACATCTTCCGTCCATGCGTCATACGCACCTGTGGTCTTGTCAACGATAACTTCAAGCACGCTTGTCTTGCAGGCGTCACCGGTAAGACGATTCATCATGATATCCTTGAGTTTTTCGTAAAGTGCGTCACCTGGCTTTGCATAGAATGTGTCAAGGTCGAACTCAGGCTCATAGCCATTGTCCTCAACTGTGGTTTCATCAAGGATATTCTTCTTTGTGGAAGTGTCAGGGTTGAGTGCCACACTTGCGTCCTCAACGTCCTTACCGAGAAGATACCAGCTTGGTGATGAAGCGACCGCTGCGAATGTAGTATCAAGATAATGCAGAAGATGACTTCTGTTGAGCTTTCCGCTCTTGTATGAATAATCAGGCATATGTTTTCCTCCTTTTATATCTGATACTGTGCCGCTATCTGTAACTGATACTGCACAGTATCGTTTGTGTTTTCATTTGGTATTGCGTATATCATTCCGTTTGCACAGGTGAGCTTTTCAAGAACGCCTGTCCTTTCCTCGTCCTCTGTTATGGTAGTGAACGTGGTATCTCGGTGCTTGTCTGCATAGCTTTCAAGCCACATCTGCAATTCAAGCAGTACGCCGCTGTTTGACATTCTGTCAAAGTCGTTCATAGACTGATACACCGCATAGAGAATGAAGTTATGCTGTCTTGTCTGACCGCCCAGAATATCAGAACTTATAAGGCTGTCGCCTGTTGAGGACAAGCCGTAATTTGTTGGCGTATCGTCAGTAAAGTCGATATGGATATCGTTGCAGACCTCCGATATTTTCGGGAACTGCTGCAAAATATCTTTCACAAGCTCGATTATGTTCATTTCGCTTTGCCTCCCATTATCGCCGCCGCTCCTCTGAGTATCTGCTTTTTCTTGTCGGCTTTCATTCGCTCAAACCAAAGCTTGCCGGCAAGTGGCTCTTTAAAAGTGCTGTAAACAAGGTCTATGTCCGTCAGCACTTTCTTTTCTCCATGCCGGGCGTAAGACGAGCCTGTAACAGAGGATACCATAAGCTTGCCGTAATACTGATAGCGTGCGTAAGGTGCAAGATACTGTATCTTGCCGCTGCCTATTTTTGTGCCTCTCGTGGCAGACTTCCTCAGATTCGTGCTGAGGGTAGGTGTATACTTCACCATATGCCTTATGCACTCGGCGTCAATGAACTTTTGAGCCTTATCAAAGCGTTCTGAATACTTGCCTGCAAAGGACTTATCCCAAGTGATAGCCCTGCTGTCCATAGGCTGACCTATCTTCATTTCACGCTCACCTCCATATGTGGCAGACCGCCGAACATATAATCATCAATGCTCATTACCGTAACAAAGTCATACTCCGCACGGAACATTTTCATGCTCTCAGATATGCTCTGCGGCGTTTGATTATCGAACTCAAACTCGCACTTTCCTTTCACAAGCATATCCTTTGCAGGGGTTTTCGGTGCATTATCGTCATAGAAATACACCCTTGTACTGTCTGAGGTCTGCATACCGCTTTTCACGATACTTCCCGACTTATTCTCACACCAGTAAACTTTCTCTGCATACTTCCGCACAAATCCCTCTGTCTGCTTATCGAAAAGATACACCGTGCAATCGCTGTTTGCAAGCATTTACCTCACCCCTCTGTAAAGCAGCCCTGTTCCGCTGAGCCATTTGTACACGATATCGTGAACGGCTCTGTCAGCGTTCTGCCTGCGGATATTTGAGCTTTCATATGACTTTGACCAGCCCCCAACGCTTTCGGAAGATACCCCATGAGTGCCGCCCTCCTGCTCTGCCTTGAAAATACTCTCCGCAAGCTCGCAGCAGCACATTTTCACTTCTTCGGGAATATCGTTCTCGTCAACGTTGTCAAGGGTATATTGCTTCATAAGACTTGTGGCTTGCATTGCATAGAAGTTAAAAGCGGCAGATATGTCAGGCTCTCTGCCGCAAAGATAAACGCCTATATAATAGCTCTCGTTTGCATATGCTTTCATACTGCCGCACCTCTTTACTTCTTGAATCTTGCAAGCACTACCTTTGACTGATCTGAGATAGCCACAGTGTAATGCTTGTCAGCAGATATAACTGTGCAGCGCTTTGTGCTTCTTCTCTCTGGTTCAACGTTGGTGTCACGCTTGAGGTAGATAGTCAGAGCTGATGTTTCGTCCTCTGTTTCAGTATCTGCGTTGAGCTTGATGATAGGACAGGTGTAGAAAGTGCCAGCCTTGACAGCGGCGTTCTTTACAACATAGTCACCCACCTTTGGAGTGTAGCCATCTGCACAAGGCGTTACTGAGCCGAGCTTTATCTGTGAAGCAGTTGGTGAAGCTGTGCTGTCCGCAACGACTTCCTTTGCACCCTCTGCGTCGCTGTCAACTCTCACATACTGTTCCGGGATAGCCTCGTTAAGTGAAACTTTCTTTGACGGAACGATACGGCAGTTCGCTATTTTGCCTATCTCGCCTGTCATGACCACATTGCCGTCATACTTATCTGCTGAAATGAAGTTCGGGTCCTTTCTAAGCTGTGAGTTCTGATGAGGATTAATAAACATAGCCTTTTCGGTGTTCAGCTCCTCATTGAACTTGTCAACAGCGTCAACAATGCCGCTGTAAGAGATAGCAGAAGCCGAGCCGTCATAGATGAGCTGAGCTTTCATAAGTGCGTCCATGCTGTCTGCGTCCACCTTAGAAGCGATAGACATTGCAAGCTGTGAAGTCGCCTGACCTACAGGGTTGCCATAGCCGCTGAGAACAGCCTCGTCGGTTATCTCCACCGCTTTCATGGCTTTCTTTACCTTAGTCTGAGTGGAGTCTGTTTCAAGCTTGACAGTTTCGGCTTCAACGCCCTCTGCAACATCAACTGCGTCGCCGATATACTTATACTGCGGCACTGTGATAGTGTCGCCAGGCACGCCAACGAGCGTTCTGTCTATCTTCGCAAAGGGAGATACAGTTATCTTAGACTCTATCTTTGCGTCGATCATGTCACTCATTACCTCAGGATCGATAAGATCGGTGATCTTTGTCGGCTCTGCGAAATACTGCATAGAAATTCTAATGCCATTTGTCATTTTCATAATATCCTATCCTTTCAACTGTTCGTATTTTTCGGGGTCTGTTCGTTTAAGTTCCAACCTCTGCATATACCCCATTTTTGCAAAGGTTTCCTTGCTCACTTCACCTGCGGCAGGCGTCCCTGTGGGAGCGACCGGGTTCTTGATAGGCTCGGAACTTTCAAAAAGATAATCGTTATCTTTCTTCACGTTCTCGATAGCCGTCTTGATATCCTCAGCCTGATTTTTGGAAGCTTTGAGAGTTTCCACATCAAGCAAAGCTTTAAGAGCCTTGACGTTTCTTGCCTTGCTTGCCGAGATAGCGTTATCAAGGGTAGCGTCAAACTCCATATCAGATATCTTTGCCTGATACTCGGTATCTTTCTTAGCAAGGTCAGCGGTGAGCTGTGCGACTTTGCCGTTAAGCTCCTTGACGTCCACGCCCTCAAATTCTTTGAGAGAGTTCTGTGCGGTATCAAGGCTGTCCTTATAGTTATCACGCTCCACCTCAAGGCGGCTTTTCACCTTTTCAAACTCAGCCACAGTCTTATAATTTTCTACCACCTGTTTTGTGATGTCCTGTTTCTTGTCCTCAGGGATAACGATACCCAGAGAGGCAAGGATCTCAAAAATGTTCTTCATATGTTTGTCCTTTCTACATAGCTTATATACCGCTCTGTCTGCGGTGTGAAAGTCTGACAGTTTAACGTCATATCAAGGACGAAATGGTATGAAAAAAGCACCCGTTAAGGTGCTTAATTCCGATATTTGGGTATAAAAATACCGCCCGACCTTAGTCAAGCGGTAAAATTATCATTTGAAATACTCTGTAAGTTCAACTTCTGAATCAATGTACACAGCGTCAATATAATAACTGTTGTGTACGATTATCTTCTTTCCGTTTAATTCATATATCTGCGTTTGTGAGCCGTCAACATCTGTCAGCATATCGAAACGTTCAATGCCTGGGATATGCTTTTCCAATGCCGCACATTGCTTTTCAAAAATTTCTTTGTCCGCAACCGTGCAAATATTGTATTCATATTTCTTCATTGCTGATCATCCAATCCATACCTTTTATCTACTGATCTTCGTGTTTTTACAGCGGTCTTCAAAGTGTCTGCTACGGCTTCTTCTCTGCTCATGTTTTTTCGTGTCATTTTATCTGATACCAAGTCTTCAAAAGAAATGATAGGGTCGGTCTGGTCAAGGGTTTTACGAGCTTTTTGATCTTCCATTAACTCTCTTGCCTGAAAGCGATACTTGTTACGCAGTTCACAAGCTTGCCTTGCCTGCTCTTCAATAGACTTGCTTTTGTCGATAAGCTGAGGGATATTTTTGTTGTGGTGTTTATACCACTTTCGCACGTCTATATCAGACATCTTACCTTTCATATCAATTATATCACTATAATCTTTTTGCGTCAAGTCTATCTTGGTTTTTCCAACCCCCATATTCCCCAATCCGTCGGCGTTCACACGCTCTCTCTGCTGAGGCAGACCCATTGCTTTTGAAAACCTTGTATACTCCTGGGAAGTGCCACGATATTTACAGCGTGCGTTGATGATATCCTCCTCGTCTGCGCCTGCCTCTTCAAGAAGATGTATCTTCTGCCGCTGGGCTCTCATTGCAGTTTCAAGCTTTCTTTGCCGCTGTAAAGCTTCATACTTTGTGTACTCTTTATCGCCGTATTTAACAGGCTTGTTCTCCTCTGCATTCATCTGCGCAAGCTCCTCATCTGTATAGGAACGCTCAGATATGCCGGGGATAAAAGGGTAATAATCGTGATAGCAATTCGCTCCGCACAGACCTGTCACAGTACCAAGACCGCAGATAGTTTCAAGTTCTTTTTTGCTGTAGACCTTGCCCTGCCATTCTTGGTGAGAGGGTCTTGCTCCGCTGTGCCAAGTGACTTCAAAATAGTCTGTGCCAAGCTCTTTGGCGTTATCCTCATTCATTTTTGCGGTTAACTGTGAAAGCCCTGTCATCACCGAACGCCTTGCGGCTACATCTGCTCTGTTGCTCCAGCCTGTGGCATAGTCCACAGTACGCAGACCTGAGTTCGTCATATCCGAAATGACTTTCTTTATGACCGTGTTATAATCGAACGCTCCGCTTGCTATGCCCATTATGGCGTTGTCAAGGCTCTGCTGATAGAAGTCAGCCGCCTGCGTGAATTTAAGTTTGCCGTCAGGCTGTTTTACTGCAAATCCAAGTGACTGAGATATGTTTTTAAGCTCCCCCGAAGTCTGCTCCGATACAGCCGACAGCAGCCTTTGCAGCCCCTCATTTTCTTCAAGGGGTATCCGTGCCTTGCCTTTGGTCTTGTATATGCTATCGTCCCATTCATAGCCTTTTTGCAGGATTTCATTGTACAGCTCTTTTATCTCAGCTTTGGAGAGGTCAAGGTTATCGGCTATGGCTTTCTTTATCTCACGCTTGCTCATTCCAAGCTCGTGAAGCCTGTATATCTGCCAATCCGCCGAACGTGTTATCTCGCCGTTTATCTTTATCCTGCGGACAATATCCTCCATTATCTGCATTTCAAGGTCACGCAGGGGGTTGTCAAGAGCCATTGAAGCTCGCTCTATCTCGCTTGCTTTGAGCATTATTCTATAACCTCTGCGGTGCTGTCGGAGGTCATTTTCTTAGCCGTTTTCTCATCCTCACCATACCATTTCATTCGGTATTCCCACAGTGGCATAATGCCCATAGAAACGTCCTGACGATCGCTTGCACGCTTTGTTTCATCATCAGCAAGGATACTGTCCTCAAAGTTCACAGACAGCTCATAGCCGCTTTGAGTAAGTCCATTATAAAACGCCAGCGAATAGCATAGGTCTTCGAGGCAGACACGGAGATTATTCTGTATCGCCGTGACAGTATCGAACTTTCTCTGCTTTGAGGACTTTATCTCCGTTGCCGTCTTATCAACTGTCTGTGGGTTTGAGATATCCCCATAGGACAGCCCCACAGCAAACTCTATCTCACGCTTGTATTCTTCAAGTCCTGCGATAAAATCTGCCTGCCTTAACTGCGGTGAGAACTCGTGATAAAAGTCACCGCTCGTGCCAGCCGACACGTTTACCCCTCTGAAAAGCCTTTCATTGAGCTTAGGCATTTCTGCACGTTTCTTACCTGTGAACGGGTCTGTCACAGGTCTTAACACAGCCTCGTCAACGTCTATTGCACGCTCCCCAGATTCAAACTCCCAATCGAGCCTGCCGAATTGGATATCAGCTTTTCTTATGACTTTTTCTGCCCCTGCGAACACTGATACTCCGGAATGCGAGCCGTCAACGGTATTGTCGATAGGGTTGACATAATAACCGAAAGAGGGTCGCAGCATAAGTGGATAGGCTATCTTAGGGATAAGCTCCGCCCACTCTGCAACAGCCGTGAGAGGTATCTCAGCACCGAGAGATACCCCATCATTGGAGCGAAAAGCCCTGTTTGTGATAGTCAGCCCTTTTTCATAGTCCAGAGCGTGATATTCAAGCCTTATGCGGTAATCATTATCGCCCATGCGTTTTATCTCAGGGAAAATGACCTTTATAAGCCTGCCGTTCACGTCATACTCCACAGGAATGAATTGCGACTGCGGAACATACTGCACCTTATCAGCACCCAGCGGCTTTATTATCATTGCTCCTGTTGCAAGACCTCTTTGCAGATTTTTGTTGAGGTTTTCAAGGGCGTTTTTCATTATGGCATCAAGCTTATCGTTGGAAACTTTCAGGGTCATTTCATTGATAGCCGTGTTTGCAAACTCCCTCACAACAGCGTGTTCAAGCCGCAGAGAGTGAACTCCCTTGGGTGCTGCATTACCTGCATACATTCTGTCCCACTTGTCGATAGCTCTTATCATACTGTCCGTCACGGCGATATCAATACCGTAAACGCCCTTTATATCTGACTTTGAAAGCATTCTGCTTATCCACTCCCTTATTTTTGAAATAATGCCCATAGCTTACTGACCCCGCCTTTTCCATACTCTTTCCATTGCATACCGAACGGCGTCGATAACGTGGTCATTGCCGTCGGGATAGCCGCTTATAACATTGCCCTCTTTATCTCTGTCATACTCGCAGTTGATGAACTCCTCGCAAGCCACAGGACAACGCTTGTTATCTATTACGATACTTCGCAGAGATTGCAGCCACTTATATGAATACTCCCTGCTGTTAGGACCTTTCTCTGCACCTCTCGCAAGCAAGCCGTATGCTCTGTAATCCTCAACAGACTTATTCTCTGCACTGTCGCAGGTGATAAGGTCGTTTGCTGTGATACCAAGCTCCAGCAAATGCTTTGCGGTATCAATATTTTTTGTTTTGTTGCAGGTGTACTCCTGCCATATGAACAGCGTGTGCTGAGCAGGGGCATAATGCACTCTGACAAAAGCGTAAAGGTCGGGATACCAGCCCCAGTCAACGCCGTTATAGATGTTATCAAACTGTGCTATCTCGCTGTCGGTTATCTCTCTTATGAGGACGTTATCAAAAACATTGCCGCCTGTGCCGTTTGCAACGCCCATATACTCGTTCTCATAGGCAGTGGGATTGGTTTCTTTGAGAAATTCGGCGTCATCAAGAAAAGACTTGCCAAGCCACTTTTTCGGCACAGTAAGATAAGTGCTTTCGGTAACGAGTCTGTCCGCTCTCGGCACTTTGATGTACTTATTCGCCCAGTTCTGAGCCGACTTTGGAGGGTTGAAAGACTTGAACTTATATGCTCTCTCACCGCCTCTTATAACAGACTGTTCTATCGTTCGCACAGCTTCTTCACCGCCGAACTGGTCAAGCTCCTCAAACCACACGATGCCGATATAGCCAAAAGGCGGCTTGATAGACTTTATCTTGTGCGGGTCATCAGCACCACGAAAGTATATTTTCTGCCCGGTTGAAATGCGTGTGATCTCAAGGGGCGACTTTGTGCAGGCAAACTCATCATCAAGACCAAGTGCAGATATTGCCCAGAGTATCTGAGAATAAACGCTGTCTTTAAGAGTATTCGCCACAGCACGCAGAACACAGACGTGCATATTCTCGTTCTTCATGAGCAGGTCGATAACGTTCAGACCGCAGAATGAAGATTTAGTCGAGCCACGTCCGCCGGGGAAAACATACTCGGAATGTTCCTGCTCTGCAATATCGAACAGGACAGGCGAGAACGCAGGAGCGACAAGGCTCGCAGGGATACCGCTGTACACCTTATCAGGCATAGAAACAGGCTCAAGCTTTTGTTTTTCAAGCCTGAGCCTTGCGTTATCGTATTTTATCTTATGTTTGAGCATATCGTCATCACGGATAATGTCACGCAGCTCTTTCACCGCCGCAACGTCCCCTTGCTTTGCCCTTGCCATAAGAGCCGCATTCACAAGCAGCATATTATTGATGAAGTCGGGGTCAAGGCTGTTAAGGTCAATGCCCTGCTCAACGAGGAACTCATAGTCCGCTCTGGTATTGGCAGGCTGTTCAAGCAGGAAGTCCATCACCTGCTTCATAGTCTTTTTACGCCTGCGGACTTCGCCTGATTTTTTACCGCCTTTTGAGCCGTTTTTTCGAGCTTCACTCGAGCTTGGAACTATTAAATTCTGTTCATTCGGCATTCACCTCACCTCGGTTTTTGTTGTTTTGGAATATAAAAAGAACTGCCACATTGTTGTAGCAGTTCGTAAGATTATTTTTTGTCAATGATATAATTTAATTCATCAGCAGACAAATCCGCTGAATGAATACCATTTGTTCTGGTCTTAGCAAGTTTACCAAATCTCTCAAGCATTCCTTTATACTCTGGCAGGATTTTACTGTGGCTGTTAAATTCACAATCTTTAAATTCCTGATACTTGCCATTAGATTTTATAAGCCATTCTGCATATTCATAATACTTTGCTTCTTCATTATCATTTCCGTCAAAGCCTCTAAATATATAGTCTTCACGATCTAGACCTGTCACATCTTCAAGATTGTCAAAAGAAAAGGTCATGCACCTTAACATCTCTAATATCTCATATACTTTTTCTGAAACTGAATACGGGACTTCACATAACGCTGGACCGATCTCTTCATAATTATACTCAAATCCCTGTGCAAGAATATCTTGATATATCTCATATTGTTCAGCGTTATCAGTATCAAGGCGTTTAAGTATCTCATACTGATTAAAAAGTATTATTCTGTCTTTTCTGCTAAGTTCCATTTTAGAACCTCCTTTTGTTCATTTTCTATATATTAGCATATAAAGCATAAAATATCAAGGTTATAAACAAAAATTCTCCCTACTGCACAAAATCATTTTGCCTTTTTTATGCAGTATATCAAAAATTCGACATTTATGAACTTTTTACGACACAATGCAAAAGCGACCGCAAAATGCAGCCGCCCTTGTGAAAATATTATAAGGAGTTAAGTAAATGGTGGAGCAGATATCAAGCTGGCACGCTCTCGACCTGCATAGCCCCTTACGGGGCTTAGAAAATTGGAGGTGACTTCAATGAAAGTACAAGTCTAAGGTACATCTACACTTTCCTCAGTATAAATTATAACATAGTGAAAAGTCACAAACGTCACATTTATCATGTTTTTTGCAAATATCTTTGGATACGCATTTTGATACAGCTCTCTGACATTCTCCCACCGCTCACCTGCATAGCTATCTGCAAGTACGTCTTACCCTTGATGAATTTCAGCACGAACATTCGCCGTGTCTGATAGTCATCTATCCCCTTGATAAACTCCTCAACAGCCCTCTGCTCACGCTCTAGTCGAGCCTGCTCGCACAGCAGTGAAAGTGTATCGCCACTTGGCAGAAAGCCGTCTATGCGTGTGCTGTGTGGCGTGTAGGACGGCGGAGTGCATACGCTGATACTGTCGGCAACGTACTTGCCCGAAAGCTCTGCCTTGATGTCCTCAATGGCTGAGGCGTTCCTGCGGTAGGCTTTCAGGCGTGACATGGTCATAGGGTCAGCCATTAGCAACACCGTCCATTCTTGCTCCGCAATTCGGGCAGAACTGCGATTTTCTGTTATTCCACATATCACAGCAGGAAGATACAACACCCTCTTTAATTGTCGTGCCACTTCTATATTTGTTCTGCCAGTATCCACGCTTGACCTCCTGCACGGCTGTGGTAGGCTGTTCGTTGATTATATCGGCAATGCTGCTGTTATCACCCAGAATGCCTGTTATGCCCTTTTCGTATATCGGCATACACGCCGCCGATAATTCGTTAATCAGATTGTCCGCGTCAATGTATTTTGCCATGTTATCCCTCCTCATTATTCAAGCCAGATTTTGCTATATTCATCGAAACTTCCGACAAGCTTATCAAATGCTTTCACTTCGACGCTGTATTCATACCAGTCTTTTGCGTCCGCTTTGTCATATGCCGTTTCAATGTCCTTTATGATCTGCAAATATGAGGTATTTTGGTCTTTCAAGATATCAAAAGCAGCTTTCAAATAGTCATATTTGTATTGGACGTTGAGGTAAGACACTGCAAGCCCAAAGCATTGTCCACAAACGGACAGCAGCTCGTCCTTCGTAAGACGTTTAAGTCTCTTTGCGCTCTCACTTGATGCACATTTCGTGTCATATGACGAAAGTGCAAAGTAATCTTCTTCAAAGCTATCATATCCATAGCACTTGAACGGACTATTTCCGTTTAGCATTATTCCGACAAAAAAATCGTCAAAATGTTCTGACACATAGGTATCATTGACAATGCCCCTCAAACTATCACACTCATACGAAAGGTCTGAGAACATCATTTTAAATTCCTGCTCCTGCTCGTCATCTCCGTCAAGTGCGTTGAGAAGCGTATCATCATCGCCGCTGAAGTAATACTGGTATTCCTCGCAAACGGAGCTGATATCGTATAACTGAGATGTTATTTCCTCAAAGTTGAGCTGCGATACAATTGCTTTCTTATAGCGCAGGTTTTTGGCTTTTTCAGCTTTTGTCACTTTTCTCCCTCCTATAAACTCATCTGACTATCATCATAATCAACTTTCCTCGTTGTCAGCCTGCCGTTATAATCAGGGTAGCTGTTCAACCTTTTGTACCTTTCGCTAGTCTTGTCAGCCATAAAGCTATTGTTCTGTTTAGGCGGCGTTGGCAGGTAATATTCCTGTGGGATTTCCAAATCGTTATCCGTGCAGATATCCAGAATATATTGCTTATACGCTAGAACGTGGTTTCTGCACAAATTGGCATTACAGCCGTCAGGCCATGATGGATCACTACAGCCATGATCGATAATGGACTTGTACTGCTCTATTGACTTCACAAGGTCTGCCGAATACTGCTTTAACAGTTCTTCGGGTGTTTTACTCTTTGCCATATTATCCCTCCTCGCACCTCAACTCTTCCAGCCTGCAATACACCAACGTATTGCCGCAAGTCTTGTCAGCGATCTCTGCCTGATAGAAGAACTGACCTGTCTTTGTGTCCTTGCGTATTATGCAGCCTGTCAGTTCGTAGCAATCAGAGCCGTTGTAGCTCACCCTGCGTCCAAGACTTTTCTTTACCTCGTGTATCGTCATAGCTCCTCTATCCTCACATAAATGCCGGGTATGTCCGCCCAAAACTTCTCGCATATCTCACTCGCCACAAGCTGGTCGTCTGTCCAGAAGTCAAGCTTTGTCATACAGTCCTTGAACATCTTCTGCAGGTTGTCTGTGTCAGGCTTGCTGGTCTTGTACTCTCCGTCCTTGTGTTTGCCGTCATTCGGAAACAGCCACTTTGTTACCAACCTTATCCCACAGATGTATTTTTCAGGCGGTCTGTGCCTTGCAAGGTTTGCCGTGAGCTTTTCTTTTGCCGCCTTGACATCGGGTGGGTCATAAAATATCGGCTTGCCGTTTCTCACTGCCACCTTGTGTTCCTGTGCTGTAGCTGTCGGCGGTATCATTGCCATAAAAAATTCAGTCATCATCTTCCTCCTCGCATTTGAAATCTACTCCGTGCCACTTGTGTGACTTGTCATCATACACCAATGCTCCCGACTGTTTGACCATATCCCAAATGTATTTGAGTACCTGCGGCTGTTTCACGAGCCACCAAAGTGTGCGTGATTTTCGATAGTCGAAATCTTCATTAGGCAGCTTATGAAAAAGCGGTGGCATTTTCTTAGCTACATTAACAACGTCTTGCCTTGCCTTACTTCTTGTTGCTTTCATCTGCGTGTGCTCCTCTCGTGCGTCATTATTCTGATTACTTTTTCGTCGGGGCAGTTTCAAGCCCCCGACAAAAAGTATTGTTTATAATAATAGATTTGTCTGTCCGTCCGACAAACTCGGTAATTTTCGATATTGTCCGACAAGAAAAAAGCTCGATTTTGTCCTGACACTTTTTCGATTTTTTCCTGTCTGTCTAAAGTTCAAAAATTCGATTTTGTCTTGTCTGTCTACTGAGCTTTTAAGCCACATTCTCCCTCTTCTATCCAAAAGCCACCATGCTCTTTGAGGTATCTTCCAACGGTCTTTTCGCTCTTTCCTATGTACTCCGCCAGCTCAGAAATGCGGCACTTGCCGTTCTCCTGCACACCGCTGAATGCCGTTTCAATGCTCTCCTTGCGCTCCTTGCTGCGGTCTTCATTGGTCTTCTTCTTGCCGAAATTCTTCTTCCAATTCGGTGAGATGTCCTCTACCTCGCAGTCTTTAAGCACGCCCACAGTATCCTCTCTGTGAACAGGATAATCAAACCACATATCGAGGGGAGCAAACTTCGGGAACTCTCTCAGAGTACCCTCTATACGCCATGCCGTGCGGTTTCTTACTGCAAGCTTAGCCTTGTCTATGTCGGCCATCATAAGCTTGTATGAATTCGGGTGCAGGTACTTGTGTGTTATCTCAAGCATTTTTGACGGCGTAACAAGATCGTCCTGTGAACAAAGGTCATCAGTATTTCTGTAAAATCTCCTCATCCAGTTCTCACAGATACGGCAAACAGTTTCGTCCTCCTGCTGCTTGTAAAGACTGTCTGAGATGTCAAGTTCTGAAAGGTCAAGAAGTGCGTCAGGGTCACGGGCGAATACTCCTGAACCGCTGGCTCTGTCCATTGAACGCTTACCGCCCTGCGCTCCCTTTGAGTGGTGGTGGCAGTATATGACCGCACAGCAAAGCTCTGTGCATACCTTGTCAAACTGGTTGCAGAAGTGAGCCATTTGGTCTGCTGAGTTCTCGTCGCCTGTTATGACCTTGTAGATAGGGTCTATTATCACGGCAATGTAATTCTTCTTGCTTGCTCGGCGTATAAGCTTTGGCGCAAGCTTGTCCATTGGTACGCTGTGACCACGCAAGTTCCATATGTCTATGCTGTTGAGGTTTTCAGGCTCTAGGTGCATTGCGGTGTACACGTCCTTGAAACGGTGCAGACAAGATGCTCTGTCAAGCTCCAGGTTGACGTATAGTATCTTTCCTTTGGTGCATTGCCAGCCAAACCACTTTACCCCCTCAGCTATCGCCACGCACATTTCGATAAGCGCATAAGACTTGCCTGCCTTTGACGGACCTGCAATGAGCATTTTGTGACCCTGTCTGAGAACACCGTCAATAAGTGGCGGAGCAAGCTCAGGCAGGTTATCCCACTCAGCACTCAGGCTCTCAGGGTCGGGGAGATCATCATTGATACTCTCTATGTAATCTTTCCATTCCGAAAAGCTTTCTTTGCCTATGTTTCTGTCAATGATGAACTGTTTCTTGCCGTTCCTCATAACGCCTGGCATACGGCTAAGACGTGAGGGATTGCGGTTTTGTTTATCTATGTCAAGACCGCTTTCTTTGCAGACTTTGTAAAGAAAATCAACACGCCTGCGGTATTCATCATAGTTGGGAGCGTCTATCTTGACGATAGCGTGAACGCTCTTTCCACCGCTGTATACAAGCACAGCGATAGGAAGTTCAAGCTCTCTCATCACAGCATTCTGCTGTTCTATAGGCATACTGTCGCTTTCAACAAGAGCATAGCGGTAGTCTGTTACATTCTCGTTCTTTACGCCCTTGCCGTCAAGAGGATTGAAGCGGATCCACGCTCCTGCCTCTTCCTTGTAGTCGCCAAACACCGCACCAATGTCGCCGTTACATTCGCCAAGCCTCTTGATAAGCTCGCCTGCGGTGCGGTCGCAGCAGCCTTTTGTGGGCAAATACCTGGTCTTGCCGTCCTTTTCTGTTTCCCACGTTTGCGTAACATAGCCCACGTTCTCTCCTGCCTCAAAGAGTGTTTCAAGATATGTGACTATCTCCTTGACAGGATCCCATTGAGCAGGCTCGGTGATCGGTATGCCCTCACCGCCGTTTACAAGGGGACTGCTTTCTTCTGCAACTATCTCGCCGTCCCAATCGTATGCCTTAAACTCATGGGGGCTGTATCCTCTTTCCTTTGCCATTTGCACGATAGTTCCTGCGGTCACAGGCTGAGCATTGCCGTTAAAGCTCTGCCATTTGCGTTCGCACTCACCGCTGTGATAACGGCTGTCTGACCTCGACCAACTGTCCCAGTCGTTCACGGAATAGCCCTCGTGCTTGAGAGCCATTCCCACATTGACCCATTCCTGATAATCACAGCTTGCAGGGTCTATGTATTCAAGCATTTTAAGCAAATTTGTGTTATCCATTCACTTCTCCTTAGTTCTCAGGTGTGTATGTTTTCGGGTCGATATCTCTTGGCACTCTCCAACCATTGGCAGAAATACGTGCTATCATCCTGCTTGCACTGTCAAAGCTCCAAGAGCCGACGTGTTCAAAGCCTTTGCTCTCTAACAGCCTTATTTGCTTAGGCGTGGTAAGTCCTGCATTGCGGCGCTTTTCAAGTCGGTCAAGGATAAGCTTTGCTTTGCCTGCGTTGTCTATATCGTCAGGGAAAATGCCCAGCTTTTCGAGCTTTGCTTTCTGCTTGTCGGTAGCAGGAGCACACTCCCAGCCAAAAGCAGGAACGTAAGAGGACAAGTCCTCAGCCTGTATGGACATTTCATACTGCAAAGGGTCAACGAGCTTTCGCTTGCGTGTTTTCATTTCTTTGAGCTGCTTTGCCAAAGACTCTTCACGCTGTGCCACAACGTCCTCGCTTGCCTGTTTTTCTGCCTCTTCGATATCCACTGCACAGCCTGCCTCATTGGCAAGGTTTTCGGTCATTTTCTCAGCGACCTCTTCATTCTGACAGATAAGGTGTGCAGGTCTGCAAAGCTCGTGGCGTTCTGTGTGCCATAGGAAATCAAGCAGCAAAAGCTCTGTCTTTCCCTCGCAAAGTCTTGTGCCTCTGCCTACCATTTGACAGTAAAGCCCACGCACCTTTGTTGGTCTTAGTACGATAACGCAGTCAACTGACGGACAGTCCCACCCCTCTGTGAGGAGCATTGAGTTGCACAGCACATTGTATTCGCCCTTGTCGAAAGCTTCAAGTATCTCCGCTCTGTCTGTGCTTTCTCCGTTGACCTCAGCGGCGTTGAACCCTTTGCTGATAAGGATATCACGGAACTTCTGAGAGGTCTTGACAAGCGGCAGGAACACAACTGTCTTGCGTTCCTTACAGTATTTGAGCATTTCGTCAGCTATCTGATAAAGATATGGGTCAAGTGCCGTGTCGATATCACTTGCCTTGAAATCTCCTGCCTGAGTTGATACTCCTGAAAGGTCAAGTTTCAGCGGTATGGTTATAGCCTTGATAGGTGAAAGATAGCCCTCTTTGATAGCCTGCGGCAGGGTGTATTCATATGCAAGACTGTCGAACACCGAGCCTAAGTTCTTCATATCGCCCCTGTCAGGTGTAGCTGTTACCCCGAGTACCTGAGCTTCAGGAAAATGGTCAAGCACTCTCTGATAGCCGTCTGAGATAGCGTGATGAGCCTCGTCAATTATTATGGTATCGAAGTAATTTTCCGAAAAGCCTTTGAGCCTTTTCTCACGCATAAGGGTCTGAACTGAGCCTACCACCACACGATACCAAGAGCCTAAACAACTTTGCTCTGCTTTCTCGGTGGCACAGCCAAGCCCTGTTGACTTCATAAGCTTGTCCGCCGCCTGGTCGAGCAGCTCGCCCCTGTGGGCAAGGATAAGCACACGCTTACCCTGCCGCACACATTCTTCCGTAACAGCCGAGAAAAGTATTGTCTTTCCCGTTCCTGTGGGCAGAACTGCAAGGACTTTATTTATTCCCTCAGACCATTGTTCGAGTATAGCAAGCTTAGCCTCGTTTTGATATGGTCTTAAATTCATCATCAGAACGCACCGGCTTTCCAGCCACCTGTCTGAGCAGGCTGGCTATACTGTGGCGTCTGCATCTGAGTAGGCTGAACGGTAGTCACATTCTCGTCATAGGCGTAGAGTTTCTTTATCTTGTTGGACTGCCTGTCCTCGCCGTCCTTGTTCTTGTAGTTGTCAACGTAGACGTGACACTTGCCCTTTTTGCCTGTGATAGCGTTCCAGTTCATTTTCAGCGGTTCACCGTGCTTTTTAAGTCCCAGTGCCAAGAAAAGTGCTGAGAGTTTCCACTCAAACTTATTGCAGAGGAAGAAGTTCTCTGTTATCTCCACGCTGTCCTCTGCACCCCAAATGGTGAATGTGACCTTTGCCATATTGCAGGGCGGCACTTTCGCCGACCCCTCGTGCCTTGCACGTTCGTACTTTGCAACGGTGAAGTCATAGTCCCCCTCAGGGAGCAGGACAAAGTCCCCACCCTCGTTGACTATCTCATCTTCCCAGCCGTATTCCATAAAATTATCCATAGTGTTGTCCTCCTTTTAAAATGGTACTTTCTGATTTTCTCTGATAAGCGGCAGCATTTGCTCCCAAGCACCTATCAGACAGCCCTGCACGAAGTCGTCAGGATAGTTTGTGATAGGAGTATCATAAGGGAAATAGTTTCTCTGAGATACCACAAGGCGTATATCCGATTCGCTTACGCTGTTGGCCCTCATAAGGTCCGCAAGCGCTTTCGGTATGCCCTCAGGGATAACGATAGGTGGTGCAACGTCCTCAAAGCCGCTGAGATCAGTAAGAGGCTCGTCCGACTTTTGTGTGGCAGTCTGTGCGGTCTGTGTAGGCTGTGCTGTCTGAACTGTCGGTGCAGGCACAGGCTTAGGCATTTCAGCAGGCTGTGTATACACAAACAGATGAGCTATACCACTATACTCAAAAGGCATTTCAGGCGGAAGCCCGTCACGATTTTTAGCATCCCAGCAAGGGTGATGAGTGGTGTACATAACACGGTCACCGCCCTGAGCCTTGAACTTCTTGCCGTCCTTATCCACAGCTACTGCATATGTTTTGTAGTTTGCAAACAGCACCATATCTGCCCACTCTTTCACAAGAGGCGATATCTGAGAAGAAGTTTTCTTGCCGAGTTTCAGCTCCCAACGGTCATAAGCGCCCAGCTCGTCAGGCTGCTCAAACTTTCTCATCTGAGCGTGAGCCGTAAGCACAACGTTGATACCGCTGTCAACTACCTCCTGCAAGAGATTAAGGAACTTGCCTATCTCCTCTTTCTCGTAGACGTAGCCGTTGCCGTAGCCGAAATCTTCAATGCCTTTCTTCTGATGTGCCGAGCAGATCGTTTCAATGCAAAGCTGTTCAGCCCAATCAAATGTATCAATGACAAGGGTCTTGCAAAGCCTGCCGTTCATAGCTTTCTTTACCTCGTTTTTGAGCATTTCCCAGCTTGACGGCTTAGGAAAACGTCTGATGTTCAGCTTCTTTGTACTGCCCTCTGTATCAATAAATACAGGGTCGGGGAACTGAGTCGCAAAGGTGGATTTGCCTATGCCCTCAGGACCATATATCACGACTTTCTGTGCGGAGCTTACAACTCCTGATGTTATCTCATACATTAAAATGCACCTGCTTTCCAAGTTTTTGTTTCTGTGTTTTCTTCCTTATCGTTGTCCATTGACCTGCCGTCCTCGATTATGATACTGCACTCGTCACCTGTGGAAACTCTTGTGGCTATCGCCTGCAAGCCCTGTGCTTCAAGCCACTTGCCGAAGTCATCAAGGGTGTCGGTATCCATTTGTTCAAGCTTGTCCAGCAGGACAAAACCGCAGTCAGGGTTGAGTTTTCTCACGATAGAGGTAGCGACGATAAGCTGTTCTGCTCCGCTTATACTGTCCCACTTATGCCCGTTATACAGCAGCTCTCCGTCCTCAACGGAAAGACCCTCAAGAGGCAGGTCGGCACCGCTCAGCAGGTCAGTTTTAGCCTGTCTTACGCCCTCTATTTGCTCAGTGAGATATGTATACTGTGAGCGGTAGTCCTCAGCGTCTATTTCAGCTTTCTCCCTGTCGAGGTTTGCTCTTATCTTCTTGTTCAGTTCCTCGATATCTGAGATGTTCTTTTCAAGCTCCGCTGTGCTTTCGTCCACAAGGTCTTGTGCGTCAAGGCTTGCAAGCTTGAAGTTGTTCACTGCCGCTTCATAGCTTGCTTTTGCACGCTCATAGGCAGACTTAGCAATCTCCAACTGCTTTTCGTAGTATTCTTTCTGGTCACGCTTACGCTGATTTTCACCGTTGCGAGCAAGTATATCCTGCTGCTGTCTGATAAGTTCCGAAGCCGAAACAGGCTCGGCAGGGACGTTTGCATACACAGGCATTTCCTTTGCGAACTTAGACTTCTGGTCTGCTATTCTGCCGATAGCGGTACGCTGGTCGTAGAGGGAATGTTCCTTATGCTCCAACTGATAGAGCGTATCACCCACGCCGATTATCCTAAGCAGCGTTGCAGCCTTTTCCTTGCTCGACTGTGTAAGAAATCGTGGCAGGTCAAGTGCGAACTGCTCAACGAAGCTGTTCAAAAGCTGCTGACCGCCTTTTTTACCTGTGCTGTCGGTGACTTTGAGAGAGCTGTTCTTGCCCGAACGCTCCACCACGATACCATTATCGAGGGTGATCTTCAAGTGCGGTTCGACAACAGACCCCTCACGCTGAGGAGAGGACGGCTTGTACTTATCTCCCCCAAGCGCCCAAGCGATAGCGTCAAGCACAGAGGTCTTGCCCTGCCTGTTCTTACCGCCGATAACAGTAAGCCCATTCTTTGCAGGCTCAAGCTGTACGGCTTTTATCTTCTTTACGTTCTCAAATTCAAGTGAGTTTATTTTTACTGACATTCAGATCTCCTCATTTCTTTTTCAAATTGTCTTATTTCCTCTTCTGTCAGCTCGTCCTCTGGTCTGCCTTTATCATATCCAAGTGTGCATAACGTGTCAAAGCAGCAGCCTTGCAGATCTGCGTAGCACTCCACGTCATCACCATATATGACGTGACCGTACCTGCATTCCTGACAGTCTTTCATAACAGGGTCTATGCAGCGTGACGGCAAGCCTTTCATTTGCCGTCACCGCCTCTCAGTTCATCAAGCTTACATCTTGTGCTGAATATTTTTCCGTATGCCTCTCCGATATCAAAGGCTCTCTGCTCACATTCTGACATTCCCTCATAGACAGTAAGTATATTTGAGCAAGCTTCATCAGCAGTTTTGTATGCTTGACAAATCGCTGCTTTTGTGCTATCATCAAGGTGTAATATTGAACCGGTATCTTTTGATACCACCTCCGAGCTTGTGCTGTTGGCAGACAGTGCAGGCTCGTTTTTTATGTACTCTGCAAGATATGTACTGCACATACGGTGCTTATCGCTGGCACAAAGCGGACAGCCGTCGCAATCTGTGATGTCACTAGCACAGCACTCCACCGCCTTTTCAAACTCCTCTTTCGTTATCATCTTTATCCTCCTTAAACTTTTTCTCCCAGTGCTTTTCAATGGCACCAAGTAATATGTACATCACTACATCTATCCCTGCAAGCACAGCTATTGTTATCAGCAGTATTCCTACAATGTTCATTACCACTTTCCTTTCGCCTGTATCTCGACCTTGACCACGGGTCTGCCTGCTTCTCTCACCGCACGCTCTAATTCCTCACGAACTGTGTCTTCTGCGGTCTCTTTAACGTTGCGGTACAGCCAATAGATCACCAATGCAAACAGTGCCACACATAACGCTATGGCTGACGCATATCTGATGATCTCCAACGTTGCTATCAGATTATTCATTTTCTCACATCCTTTCCATAAAGCGTGCGGAGCTTTTTAAGCCTTTTCTCGAAGTTGTCGATATCAATGCCCCACACCTCGTAGGCTATCTCGGTATTGACCGAGTGCGGCAGCCATGACTTCACGCCACGCTTTGCCATTTCTTCCTTAACAGCTTTCTTGATCTTGATAGTCTGCGTTTCACCTGTGCCGAACAGCTCCTTGATATCCGAATTGGTTATTTCGGGCTTTTCATAGTACAGCCGCACCGCCATTTCAATGTCAGGTGACCTCATTTAGTCCACCTCCTCGATTGTCAAAAGAGTTTCATGCGGCGTAACAAAAACGCTTACTTTTTTCATAGCCTCACGCTTGCTATCGGCAAATACTGTATGTACCCACCTGTGACTATACTTGTCTATTGTTGTTACTTTGTACATTTTCATTTTTGTACCTCCTTGAAAAATCTAACTTCTTGTGGTATAATGTAGAAAATCATACGAAAGGATTTTCCATATGTTAAATGCAATATTCATTTCTCTTATTTCTGCGTTCATATATGATGTTATCAAGAATGCAATCTCAAACATAAAACTTAGTAAAATCTTAAAAAGAAAAAGCGGTCTCTCAATGTCTGATATTGTTATTTTAGGCTCAGCCGCTGACATGTTTATAATGACTTCGATTATGCTTGTTTACATATTCGTAAAAGATTTCAGACCATTTATGTTAGCTTCTCTTGCCTGTATGTTTGTTAACGAGACGTGCTTTTCTTCTCTTCTTAAACGTTACATAAAGGTCAAACAAGATATTCGTGAGTACACTCGTAACAATGATACATAACGTTTCCGTATTCTCGCCCCCTCTTTAATCACTTGTTGCATTTTCTCCTCAGTTGTGATACAATGGCTATATCTTACAAAGAAAGGAGGCAAACTTATGAATATTACAAAGGATTCTGAAAAGGTCATTTGTTACATATACAAAATGTACCTTGAACGCCGTAAAAATGGTGAATCAAAGGCTGAATCACGTCGTTTTGAAATTGACTTTTATAAAAGCGATAAAGACTTATCAAAATGGTATGACAGCGACATTTCAGATTGCATATTGGAACTCGCAAGAAATGGATACATCAAAGTTTACATTGGCGGAGATTTTGATATTCTCGATCAGACCATTGTGTATATGGAAAACCGATTTAAAAACGGTCTTTCCGATGTACTTGACCTTATTTCAAAATTTGTCCCTTGATCTTATCACCTGAATTTTCAGGTGATCTTTTTTTGCCATTGACGTAAAAGTCCTCAGATATAGTCAATGACCAAGCACCATTAAATTCAAGCTTAAAGTACGATACATCTGACATATCTTTTCCGTTGACTTTTAATTCTCCTTTTTCAACGTCTAAACTGAGTGTTGAAAGATTTTCGTTCATTCTTATCACCCCCCTCTTTAGTCGTTTGTTTCCTTTAAGAAACTGTGTCTGCAAAAAAAATATCAAGTATCTTTTCTTGCGTAAGTTTCAGCACTTTGGAGATATTTGCGATCTCAGGCTGCTTAAACGCAGTTTCCCCTTTCATACGAGAATACAGCGTTTTCTTGTCCAAACCTATTAGCTCAGCGAGTTTTGGAATGGTCAGACCACACCTTGCTATCTCCGCATTAAGGTCATTAATATTCATTGCTTTCACCGTCCCTTCCTGTCTTAGTTTCCTTTAGGACACTTTCAGTATATCATATCAAAATAGCATTGTCAACCCCTTTAGGAAACTTTTTTCACTTTTTTTGAAAAAGTAGTTGCATTTTAGAAACTTATATGTTATAATATAATCAATCCAAATCAGGAGGTCAAAAATT